AGCACAAGCAATAAAGGAAGGATACGAAATAAACGAAATAACTTTCTAATGAGGTACTACATCTTCAACACAGAGAAAGAAGCACGAGAGGTAAGTCTTAGAGTGTACACCAATGGAATTGATTGGGTTGCAGAAGTTCCTGCATACGTACACGTTGACGAATTAAATAACAGAATATGGTTGCTACCAAGCGAGGCAACCGACTTAGGATACTTTGAATAATGGCACAAACAATACTTGAACTACAACTAAAAGGGGTTAAGGAAGCACAAGCGGATATGCAACGGCTGTCTGAGGAGATAGTGTATCAAAAAAAGGTACAGGCTACTCTTAAAGACGAAATGAAAAAAACCGAGAAGGAGTTTGCAGACGGCAAAAAAAGCACAGAGGACTACAAAAAAGAAATGGCTCAACTCAACACAGAGTTAGAAACATCTAAGAAAGTAACACGAGACAATACAGCCCAACTAAAACAGAATATACGTGTAGTAAACGCACAGGAAGGAAGCCTTGACCAATTACGTGCCTCGCTTAACCTGCTACAAAAAGAGTATGGCCAACTAAACAAAGAAACAGATGAAGGTGCTGCAAAGGCATTGGAAATGTCCGACCGCATTGAGCAACTAACTCTTGAAGTCAAGTCACAAGAGAAAGCCATTGGAGACACACGAAGAAACGTAGGTAATTATGCTGATGCGTTTACACAAGCAAGTGGCCCAATAGGAGGATTTGCAAATCAAGTTCAAGGATTGAGCACACAATTGAAGGCTTTAATTGCAAACCCTGTCGGTGCGTTTATTGCAGTACTTGCAAGTATTGTTGGTGCGACCAAGGCGTTTATGGACTACAACAGAGAAGTCCAAAAGACCAATGCCCTAATAATGGGTATGACGAACTTGACAGGTGACGTTGTCGATTCTATTCGTTTACAGACAGGTGCAATGTCTGAAGTGTTGAACGTTGGCCAAGAAGAATTGCTCAAAGGTGCAAAGGTTCTTGTACAGCAGTTTGGTATTACCTATGAAGAGGCACTTGACAAAATGCAGACAGGTATCCTTGCAACCAATGGTGCTAATGATGAACTACTGCAAAGTATTAGCGAGTACTCTACATTTTTTGCTGATGCAGGATTTAGCGTTGAGGAGTTTACCAACATAGTAAACGCAGGCTTTGATCTTGGTATATATACAGACAAATTGCCAGATGCACTAAAGGAGGCAGATATATCACTTAGAGAGCAAACCAAAGCAACCACAGAGGCATTAACTAACGCCTTTGGCGAGGAGTTTACAAGTGACATACTTAACCAAATAAACATAGGTGCGTTATCTACAAAAGACGCATTAGCCTTAATTAGCGTTGAAGCAGATAAGGTAGGACTTACGGTAGAACAAGCTGCAACACTTACTGCTGATGTATTTAGAGGTGCAGGAGAAGATGCAGGAGGAGCGTTAAAAGTATTTGAGGCAATAAACGTAAGTCTTGAGGAACAAACTGCTCAGCTTGACAAGCAAGGGTTAAGGCTAAAAGAAGAAATTAAGAGGCAAGAAGAGGTTGCTAAAGCAAGGGACAAAGCAATGAACAGCGAGAGTGTTCAGCGATTTATGAAAGCCTTTGATGACTTTACTGCGTTTTTACAAAAAACATTTTTTGTTGTAATTGAAGCATTTGCCTTAACGGTTGATGCCAGTATTATACAACCAATAGAATTTGTAATACGTCAGTTTAACAAACTTATGGAAGTATCATCAGATGCGGCATCGTCTTTACGCAACTTTACATCTTTTATAGGATTAACAAAAGCAGAAACAGAAAAAGCAACAGAAGCCAATAACAGATTCATTGAATCTTTGCTTAGAAGTAAAGCAGCAGCACAAGGTGCCGAAAAAGGGTTATCAGGTTTAGGTAGTTCACTTGTTGACAACCTGCTTGAAAACTTAAATGAATCTACTGATGCAACTGATGATTTAACTGAAAGCACTACTGAATATGCTGAAGAAACATTTGATGCAGCCGAAGCGGTTAGAGAATTAGCAAGGGCAGAGCAAGACCGTAGAAGAGACAACATTGCTAACGCTAAGAAAGAATTTAATGACAGAGTAAAAGAAATAAAAAATGGTGCAAGGCTTGAGTTGTTAGAGCGTGAAACACAACAGTTGCAAATACTAAGAAATTTTGTAGGAACGGAAGAAGAGCGTGCACAATTAGTTGAACGCTTTGAGGCTGATAATTTAGAGTTACGCAAGAAAGGCATACAAGACCAAATTGACTTTTTGGAGGAGGTTGCAGGTAAAGAGTTAGGTCAAGCAAGTGCATTAGGTATTATCAGTCCAGAACTTATAAAGCAAAGTGAGGATGCACTTGTGTTGCTAAGAAATCAATTTGAAAAACTTAATCAAACAACTGCCAAGACAGGCGAAAACCCTGAGACAGGCGAAGTTGAAACTATACCTGAAAAATTAGGTCTTGATCAGGAGGCAGTTGAAACTGCAATGATGGCACTTGATGCACTATCTGATGCTGTCGGCACGGCACAGCAAGCAATAGGTGCAGCAGAAACTGCACGACTGAAAGAAGTAGACAAGCAAGTTGAACAAGGTGTTATAACACAAGAACAAGCAGAACTACAAAAGGAAAGAATAAGTAAAAAGGCTGCACGACAACAGCAAAATGTAAGTGTTATACAGGCAATAATTAACACGGCTCAAGGTATTACAAAGGCTTTTGCTACTTTAGGCCCATTAGCACCTTTATTTGCAGCAACAATAGCAGCACAGGGTGCAGTACAAATTGCCACTATTAAGGCACAGAAGTTTGCCAAAGGTGGAATCCTAAACGGCCCAAGTCACGCACAAGGTGGTATACCTATGTTCAGCAAAGGCGGTGCATTCTACGGAGAGGCAGAAGGTGGCGAGGCCGTACTAACTAAGGGAGTAATGGCAAACCCTGCACTGGCATCTATGGCATCGGCAATCAACGTTGCAGGTGGTGGTGTTCCTTTCTTTGCTAATGGTGGTGTACTTGATCCTATACAGTCAGCAACACCAACAGACCGTGCAGCAGACATAATTGCATCAGGTATGAAATCACGACAGCCGGTATTGGTAGTCGAGCAACTGCGAGAGCGTGAGAATAGTGTAGACGTAATTGAATCACTTAGAACAATAGGATGACAGACAACATTAGAAAGATGATTAACACAGGTGCGTTTGTGCCTATCAATGTAAAGCAAATTGCTAAAGCTTATTATCGTGAGCGTTTACAGATACACGGAGAGTCTATGAAGGCGTATCAAGAGACTGCACAGAAGTTTGGACGTTCATCTGAATGGGTGCGTAAAATCACCTAAATAAAAAAAATGTTGAAAAAGTTTTGGATATATCAACATAAGGTATATCTTAGGGTTGTTATTAATTATTAAACACAAGAAAATGGAAACAATTATTTATAAGACTTTGCCTAATAAAGTATCTCACGGACAAAACTGGGATGGCGATTTGTACGAATACAACAATGGTCAAAAAATGTTGTGTATGATTACACATCTTGAATTTGTTATGGATGACATTTACAAGTATAGCGTACCAACAGACGAGAAAGATGCTTGTTTTTTTGAGAGCGAGTTAGATGCTGTCAATTTTGCATCTAACTTTTATCAATTTGGTTTAGACTATGCCTTAGTAAACATACCATCTTATGTAAAACAAGGATGGGAATACGCACAAGCATAGAAACATAGGTTTATTTGTTTTGTATAGGCTCTCTTCGGAGGGCCTTTTTTTTATTGGAAAAAATACCAATGGTTTTGCGTATCGTTGTAGGATGCCAATAAACCCAGACAAGCCTGCGTTGACACAGAGTGACTTTGACAGGTTTGACTTTGCTTATGCCAAAGACCTAAAGGAGAACTATCCACGTATTTGGAAAGCAGGAGGCAACATAAGAGGCAATGAGGCTTTTGAGTACTTTACGAAGTACAGAGAAGGCGAGAAGACGGAAGGTGTTTTGCAATGGATATCGGAAAGGGAAGCGTGGTGTGCTCGTCATTTTGAGGACGGCAAACAGTTTAAGGAGGATACAAGTCCTAACCTTTCCAACATTGCAGGAGTTATTGCACAAATCAAATGGGCGTGTGTTGGCACATTAGGCGAAAAGCGTATGAAAGAAGTAATCAATACAGTAAAAGCAAAAATAAGCGACTCGTCTTTGACACAGATTACCAACAAGGCCGAAGGCGTGGAAGTAGTGCTTTCCGGAGAGGTTGGTAATTGGGACGTATCCGCAAGACAGATTGCAGATGCAATCGAAAATAAAACAGGTGTGCCTTTGACCATTAAGATCAACTCAGTTGGTGGCGATGTGTTCGAAGGCTTTGCACTTTACAATGCAATCAAAATGCACGAAGGCCCAACAACGGCAATCGTAGAAGGATTAGCGGCAAGTGCTGCAAGTCTTTTTGCAATGGCTGCCGATGTTGTTGTTATGCGACCTGCCTCAATGATGATGGTTCACAATCCACATACTGTTGCAGCAGGCGAATCTAAAGACTTACGACAATCTGCTGACGTACTCGACAAAGTCCGAGACATTATGGTTCAGCGATATAAAACTAAAACAGGTCAACCTGAGGACTCCTTAATTGAAATGCTTGATGCTGAGACCTGGTTAACACCAGAGGAGGCAGTAGAGTTAGGCTTTGCCGACAAAGTAGATTACAGCGAGGAGCAAGTTGGCGGTTTACATTCATCTTTAATCACAAAAATCACAGCAATGTTTAAGACTAAAAGTCAAATAGTCGAGGCGTTAACGTCTGACGAAATCAAAGACCTTGCACTTGGTTTAGATGTATCTGCTAAACTTGAACTCATTAAGGCACTTGCCGACAATGTAGAAGGAGTTGAGGAGGTATGTGTTAAGCTTGGTGAAGGCGAAGAGAAGTTTATGTCTTCTCCAGAGGTTGCAGTTATCCCAATGGATGACCACGCTTTGCTTATCGCTCTCGGATCATTAGAGGAGCGTGTAGAGGAAGAGCCAGAAGCAATGGAAGAGGAAGAAGAAGAGGCTATGTACGAAGAGGAAGAAGAAGAAGCAAAAGCATCAGTTGAGGCTGAAGTTGAAGCGGAAGCAGAGACTGAGGTTAAGTCTGAGGTTGAAGTTCTTTCTGACGTTGTAGCAGAGTTAAAGGCTCAAATGGAAGAATTAAAAGAAGAGCGTGCTGCTATGAAAGTACACACTCCTGACAACAAAGCAACTCAATTAGATTGGAAAGAAGTTGCAATTCAAAACGCCCTAAAATTTAAGAAATAATGGCAAATATTAGTTTAACAACTGACACATACGCAGGATACTTTAGCGATGTGATCATAGCATCTTCCGTTTTAGGTGCTCGAACAATTGAAAACGGATACATTACGCTCCATACAAACGTGGACGATAAGGCAACGGCAGTCTTCGTAGACTCTTCAGTTTCTATTGATGACGCTAATGGAACGTTTGCAAGTTCATCTACTGCAAGCCTTGATGAGATTAAGTTCACACTTGGTAAGTATATGATCAATGCAGAACTTGACTATAAAAACCTTGACAGTTTTTGGTTAGCATCACAGCAACCACGAGGAGCAGCAGGAGACTACGTTGCACCTGCTTCTTTAGAGGATGCCTTAAACCAACACTTTGCATCTAAAGCAAGTCTTTTTGTTGGAGCTTCTATCTGGGGAGGCTCTGCTGCTGCTATCACGCAGTTCGGTGCATCTCAAGGATTAGCACAAGGTGGTACTAACGCTGTAACAGGTCTTATCGACAAGATGTTGGCTGACTCTTCAGTTAATGACGTTGCTGTTGGAGGTACTTACAAGCAGTCTGCTGATTTCTCTGATGCTGCTGATACAATTATTACTGTTGCTTCTACGGCTGACTATGCTGTTGGAGACCAAGTAACACTTAGCGAAATCTCTGATGGTGCTGTTGATTCTAACGATGGCAAGACTTTTAGCATTACTCAAGTAATTGACGCAACAACTTTCAAGATTGGCTTGAACACTTCTGCCGCTGCTGCTGCATTTACAGGTAACGTAACTTGTATTAACAAGAACAACGTTGTTAAAGCATTAGAGGCTGCTTATGAGTTAATGGCTGATTCTATCCGCCTTGCTCCTGATACTGCAATCTATGTACCTTCTCGTATTGCTGCTGCTTACAAAATAGCACAAGCCGAAGCAGCATACTCTCCATCAGTATACTCTGCTGATTACCAACTTTCATACTTAGGATATCCTGTGTATGAGATTCCAGAGATGCGTCCTAACGCAGTTGTTGTATCTCGTGTTGCTAACCTACACTTTGCTACTCCATTGTTGAGTGACCTTAATAGTGTATTAATTGCAGACCAAGCATCTGTTAACGCATCACGTACTATTCGATATAGATTAGATTTTTGTTTTGATGTAAATATCTCAGACGGTAAGAGCATCACACTTCTAAGCTAATTTTTTAACCTTATAAATAAATAGGAAAATGGCTTTAAGTAGTTTAACAGTAGACAAGTGTAACAGAACAGCAGGTGGTATAAAACGCCTGTTGCTTTGCGACCTTGCCAAAATCAGCACAGTAACGTTTGACGTTACGCTTGACAAGCACGATGTAACTGACATCGACTTTGCTGCCACAGGAGCAGGAGAGGGATTCGTTGAGTTTAAGTTTAAAAAAGGTGAGGCTCGTTACGAGGCTAACACAGAGCGACAAGACAATGGTGTTGACGTAACAAGTGTAAACATCTTTATGAACGTACCTGCACCTACATCTGCACAGCTTTACGCTTTAGAGCAAGTGCGTGATACTTGCGAATTGGTTGCGGTTGTCCAAGAGTTTGGAACAGGCACAAAACTTCGCATCTTAGGTGCTGACCAAGCAGAACTTGGAACGCTTGAGTTCGGTTCATTAAATGGAGGATCAGGCTCTGTAAGAACAGATGCTAACACATTTGAACTTAACCTTATGGGAGAGCAAGAGCAACCACCATTTATTGTATCAGCATTAACAGGAGGTTCAGGTGCTATCACCGATACCGACTTGATGATTGCAGAGTTGTTAACACCAACTGAATAATATGTCTTGCGATTGCAAGGTAAAACCACAATACAGAGGCAAGTCCATCTCCTTCGTTGGAGGTGGGCTTACTCTTGTATTCCCTATAGACGGCTCAAACCCTTACGATGAAAAAACCTGCGAAAAATACCCTAAATTCTTTGAATGCCTTTCAGATTCTAAACCTGCTAGACGAAAGTCACGAAAAGCCTACAATGGGGTCGGAGATAGTAGGGTACAGGGGAACAAAGTGGATAAAGTGGGGAGAGGACGGAAACGCAGGGCTGTTTCCACAGAGGATAGCGGAAGCGTATCAGAACAGCAAAACGCTAAGAGCAGTCCTAACACAAAAGAGCAACCTAGTAGCATCGGATCTCAAGACGGAGAACGAGAGCCTACAAAAGAAGATTGATAAGTTTACGAGTCCTAAGACTCATTACGACTTACGACAACTTATCTACCGTGTTGCTTTAGACGTACAACTACACGGTGAAGGCTTTATAAAAGAAGTCCGTTACATCGAGTACGCAGGCAACACACCAATTAAGGAGCGTAGTTTTGCAATGCACTTAGATGCAAGTCAAGTACGTTTCTCGTCCGATGTTGATGAATACCTTGAGCCAACAGGTGTATGGGTTTCTAAGAATTGGGCACACTATTCACGCAACGAGTACCGACCTTATAGACTACCTCTCTCAGGGTATGGCTATGAGGATTTTTACGATGAGCAAGACCGAGTATTTAAGAAGGTTTGTGTGCATC